CATCGTATCGGATCGCCCATTTACCCCATGCTTGATCTTGATCTATCACAGGCCGATTGCCGACGACGCCGCGCGCATCCTCAACCGATGTGTCGACAGGCACGCGAATAACAAGACCACCTTCAAGCTCAACAAAACCCACAAGGCCGCTAAAAGTACAGCGCACCTTGATCATCGAACCTTCCAAGATGATCCGGTCTATTTCGACCACTTGACTGAACACCTTCACATCTTTGAAAGGGGTGACGCCCTGATAGTCTCGATAGAACCTGCTCTCTTTGAAGTCTCGCCATTTTGGTTCGCAGAATATGAATCCGGCCACAAGAAGCAGGGCCATCAAATCCCAACGACGGTTGCGTTTGTATTCAGCTTTTCTTGTCATGGTTGCCCTCCAAGCCTAAGCGCTTGCGCACCCATTCCTGTGTGGTCCGTTTGAGAAATTCCTCGTCGCCACCAACATTGAAAATCAGGCCCAAAAGTAGCGGGCCTAAAACCATTATAAAGATCGCCGCGGCCATTTCGCTATCACGAGTGAATGGCGCGAGTTCGGCTGACAGCGCATAGGCAAGCCCTGCCGAAACCGCCACGCTCGCTAAGCGCTCCCAAATCCGAAGACTTGAACTACGCACGAAAAGGTAAAGAGACAGCACCCCCACAAGGAGGATCCACTCCATTGGTTTATTCAGCAATATAACCTCCTGTTGGGTGATATTTTACACCCAGCCCGCCGCCCATTTGATCTATGATTTCTGTACAGTTCATTTAATTGACTGCCTCTTCTCGCCACGAGAAATCAAGAGCGACGATCACCAAGGGTACGAGGACGCCTAGCAGTGTGCCAAGCCCCCTTAGTATCCATGTGTTTATGCTTTCATTTTCTAACATTATACAGTCACCCCAAGCTCATTTAAGGCGAGGTTTCGTAGTGCCGATTCAACAGTTGTCCGACTGTCTGCTGATAAAACACTTGGGAAACGCAACACTGCCGCAATGTCGCGCTCACCGTAATAATTGGAATAGTTTGAGCCGATGCGGACTGTATTTGTGTTTCGTGTTTCGCGGACATTTGAGCCAAATGATCCTACCGTACTTGAAGCTCCAGCGGTCAGGTCATGAAGCTGCATTGTCTTTGCTACAGCGTCAACGTCACAGCGGATCAGACGCCAAGGTGCGTCAACACCTGTATCAGAATATCCGCCAATAGCCTGTTCTACCCGCGTTCCCGTACTTACCTCATCCCACGTCCCTACCCAGAGCTTAAGCGTTGTTCCATCCATGAATAGGTCTACGCCGTAAGGCGATGAGACGGCATCAGCACCAAAGTATGACGAACGAAACGAGCTTTCTTGCGCACCGAAACGTGCAAGGACGTAGTGTGTTGAGCTTGCAACATCATCCTGTAAAGTGTCGATGTATTCAGCGTCACCAAGAACCAATGAACGGTCATCTAGTGCTACAGTCAAAGGATCGCTCGCAGAAAAGTTTGGCAAGTATTGATCCGCAAAGTTTTTCACGCACCAACCAGCACTGACACCACCGATAAAAATTAAGTCAGCCCCGTTTGCGCCCGTTACAAGCTTAGTTTTGTCTAGGTAAGTAAGCAGGGCCGCCTTGTCGTTAATGCCCTTCCATATCCGATCTGTCATGCTTTATACTCCTTTAATTTCAATGCGGAATTGCACGCAACGATTTGCGCCGCTGTATTTTTCCCCGACCAATTCAGGTATGTTTTCGCCGTTATTTCCGTTAACTACAGGTACAGTCTCCCACTCATACGGATGCAGCCAAGTGTCGCTATCAACAAGGTTGCCAGCCCCGCCGTGCGAGGTGTCTCCGTACCAAAGGTAGGCGTTCCCATCTAACGGTGCTGCGGGAGTTATCTTAACTGACGTTTCGCCGTATATTTCAACAGAGAGAATTTCCACTTCTCCTGAGCTGTCCGTTAGGGTGAAGCCCTTCGTTTCGTAGTCTGTAAGAACTGTTGGGTTCCCCACCCAAGTGTCCTGAAATTGCAGTGGCGCGCATGGCACAAGGAAGTCACAGAACACCGCGCCCTCCGTATACTCAGCCTGACGAGGCTCTAAGGGGTGCCACCCTTGTCCAAGAACCTGAGTGCGGTATCGCACTTTTGCGTTCTGCGCGGCGTACCAACGGTAGCTGTTGGCGTTCCAGTGTCCCGCGCCTTCACGTGGGTATCCATATTGAGGGCCAACAAGATAGACGCCCTGCATGTCTTGCACTGCGATGTGCGCCATGTGAACGCCAAAATCCCCCGCGTCTGACGTGTAGTTAGAGCCGGGCTGTAATAGGTAAATTGCTGGCGGTTCTGTCTGCCCAAATTCTGCCATCGCGTCAGCCTGCAAGTTTTCAATCATTGACCGCAACTTTGGCTCATAGGTTGAAAGGACTTCCCCATTTCCAGATTGTGACATCATCACCTGCATAGAGGTGAGGCAAGATGTGCCTCCCTCAGTTGTTGCGATAGATTTTAGCAGGGCAATGGCGTCAAGATACTTGTTGTAGTAATCTGGGGTCGCCCCCTTGGATAGTTCGTCAATATTCTTACCGCCAACACCAGCCGCAAATGACACAATCGCTTGCGAAAGTTGGGGAGACATAAAGTAATTTGACATAAGTTTTTTGAAAGCATTCGCATCGCCCTCAAGAGCAGTCTCGCCATAGTAGGCGGTGTCCGTGGCGACCATAGGCGTGAACACTGCAGTGCCACGCTGCACCCATGCCTCATCGGTTGTTGATAACGGCTTAACACTGTCACCCATCATCAAATTGCCAAGGACAGCAACCATACTGAGTTGTGCGCGACTCTCAGAGCCAATTGAAAAAGACTGTCCGTATGCCCCATGCCCGCAATAGTCGCACGTGTAACGCTGCACTTGCTGCGTCTGGCTCTTGATATAATTAGACGCCGCAATATTCGCATGATCTCGACCTACAGTTGCCGACGAAGTAGCTTGATCTGTGCTATAATCCAGCAAAAACCCGTTGACATCCAAATCCTGTAGTTCGTTTGGGTTTCCCTCTCGAAACGCAAAGACCTCGTTCTCTAGGGTTGTTTTTGACAGCCCGCCAAAGATGAATTCAACGCCTTCGGTTGGGCTGATACTCCCCATTTTGAAGCCGTTCTTATCAAGCATATTCCCGCTAACTCCATCGCTAGGAATAATCATTTCAGCCACGGCGGATTTGTCTGCCTTGAGTGCGATCAAGCTTATTCCGGTATCCACCCATTCGGTTCCAGAATATTCCCAAATGTGCATAGTATTGCGGACAAGCGCAGTTTGACCCGCGACCATGCCCGTAATTGCAGCGAGCGCGGCTGCGTCATTAGGCTTGTAATCTGTCGCGATCTCGTCGATAACGGTATCGCGCGCAACGATAGTGTCAGCAAGCGCGGCCTCGGAGCCCGCTTGCGCGGTTTGAGCTGCTGAAATTGCGTCATCGACAGTGCCAAAATCCTCCGCAATACCTTCCACCGCGGCGCGATCATCCGCCGTTTGGAGTGACGCCGCTGTGGCCCCAGCTTGCGCCGCCAGAGCCAATGCAAGAACGTCGGGCGGCGTTGGTGTGGTGATGGGCTGCTGAACCAAGGAATTGAGCTTAACTGTGCCACCAGAAGGAATGCCAATCGGCCCAAAGTTGTCGGTCATGCTGACGGGTCCGGTTATGCCATCGACATTGTAGACCAGTGACACGTTGTAGGTGATGCCATTTTCACCCGCATCCGTTGGCGCTAAGTCGGCAGAAAAGTCGGCATTTTCATCGAGCGAGTATGACTTCGCGCCCTTAGAGATAACCGCAACGCCCGCCTGAACGTCAAAGTTGGAAGGCTGAAATACAACAACAGCACCCGCAGGCTTCGCGCCATCAGGCATGACAATGGGGCCGACAACGTTGGTCGTGGTGATAGCCATTGGATTGTTCTCCGAAATTTAGGTGATTGTTTGCGTGACTGTGGCGGTCAAAACACTCGGAACGCTTGAAACGTTCAGCGCTTTGGCCGTGTAATCGTAAGTGCCCGCTCCTGGACTGTCGGTGAAGGAGAGCGGGACACTCGCCTCTGTGGTTTGATTGAATATTTCCACGCCGCCGCGATAGACAAATGTTTTCCAATTGCCCTCGGATGCAGACGAAGTCACCGAAACTGTCGCGGTTCCATCTGTATTGTCCACCACAGTCAAACCTGTTGGAGCGTCAGGGGATCCCGAAAGAGCAAGAGCCACAACATTTGTTTCTGTGACAAACGACCCCTTGGTTCCTGCCAGCGTGACAAGGCACCCCCTGACGTCGTAGAAATTACCATCTATCAGGCCATCTATTAAAACAGTGGATTGGCTAGGTGTCGTTGAAGCTTCTGTCCACTCATCTTGACCCGCCGCTGAATACTCAATGTATGGTGTTAGATAATCAACGGCAGGCTGATCCCAGGCGACACCGATCGCCGCCACCCAAGTGTTCTGTGCCGCTTGGATGCCGGCAGAACCTGCATTGAAATTTGAAAGAGGCGCGATTGTTCCTGGGGTGTCAGCATCGGGTAAAACTTTGGGTGCGGGCTCCTCGGCTGTAGTCCAGCCATTTACCGCATCATCAAATTTTATCAAGCTGAAGGTGCACTCCAGTGTTAACGGATTAATGCTTGGTGGTTTTGCAATAAGATAAACACCAGAAACAGCGCCGTAGTCAATTGTCACAAGACGTTCATCTTTTGCGATGATAGCGCGCGGATGGCAAATGATTGTGACCATCATATCAGGATTTTCTAAAAAACTGTGCTGCTTGGCCATTCTCATTGATTGCGTCGCAGAGGGTGAGCCTGTGTAATCCTGTTCAGCCCCAACGCGGGCGCCACCAATCTTGGTTTCGAGTGCGGCGTTTATGTAAGGAGCGCCGGCCGTTTCCAAATATCCGAGACTACGGTCAACATATCGGTAAGGCGCGCGCGTGAACTTTTTAAGAAGTCCTGGGCCGTTGTTGGTTTCAACCAGTGCTTTGATGTGTCGTTTTGTTAGGGTGACGTTCGGCGGCGCGTATTTACTCGATCGAATTCCAAACGTTCCGTCAGGTAAAAGTTTTACATCTGCGCCACAAGCCGCAAGCATGCGCTTCAACACTTCACGCTTGTCTTCAGTCAGCGCATAGCTGAGGGATAGGCATCCGCGCGGCTCTGTTCCGCCTGCGGCCAGTGGGATCGCATCGTCATAATCGTCCGCCGCAGCAATGAGCCAATCTTCATTGACGGAACCCAGTCTATTCAGTCCGAGCGGGCTTTGAATGAACCAAGCGATGCACAAAGCTGGGTTGTCACTTGGGCCTGTTGTGTCGTTTCGCGGATCATAAATATCTTTTCGGCGCAAGATTACCGACAATTCGGGCGGATCAGGCGTGAACATCTCTTGATATTCTTCAGCCGGAACTTGCTCACGCCTTAGATATGTCGTGCACTGACCATCAAGTCGGTGCGAAGAATCCCAAGCAGGATAGGACGCCTCAAGTTTTGAGTAGTACATTTCAGGGACTTGACCGGTGCGGACCTCTAGGTAAACGCGTGGCGTGCCGTTGCTAATATATCTATCAGGGTCAAACACATCCTCAATGTTAATATTTTCGGCGGACGAAAATGCGCCAGACACAAAATTATTTTCATCGACTGCAACTTCTTCGTCGTTCAGCAACAGATTTACAATTTCATAAGGTCCACCATGTCCATGCGTTGTAACTTGATGATAAAATCCATTTTTTGCGCGCCTGAAAACAACCTGACCACCTGTTTTAACTTGGCCAATATGAACTATGCGCGCACCAATTGTCTGGACAAACACTTGCTGAACATCAGTGGCCGTAACACCTTTCGGCTTTGAAAAGCCGCCGGAAACGGCAGTCAAGATCGCCGCATTCACCAATGTCCCTGCAAGTGTCAGCCCGCCTGCCGCAGTGGTCAAACCAATGCCTGCGATGGTCAAACCACCTGTAAGACCCGTCACCGCTGTAAAAGCCCAAGAAATAGCCGCAACCATTAAACGCCCCATCCTTCAAGAAGGTCAAACTCTGCAGGCACCAAAAGACCGCCTAGAGTTCGAATGTGTGCGATGCCATCAATCAAGATCGCGCCAACGATTTGAGTGCCGTCGCTGACAACGCCGATGCCGTTTTGTTTCTCGCCTGATCGTTCACCCGCCATGAGGGCTTGGCACAGCGGCAACAATCCACCCGCCCTACGCATGATGCGATTGCACCCCGCCAAACTTGTGTAAGTGCCCATCATGTTTGCGGCTGGGTTTCGCCCTGTCACCTGCTCCCAGCCCAAAGCGGGCCATAGGCAACAATCATTGTGGCCCCAGACCCAAGGATCGGAGCGTGTCGCCTCTACAAAATCTCTAAACATCAGGCGTCAAACATCTTAATGACCGTATTCGCGGCCTCTTCAACGTAATTCATCCCGTTGTCACCAGGGTAAAGATACTGCTGGCTTGTGCTTTCGTTGTAGGCCTCAACGGGGAAACCCTCGCTGAAAAGACCGCCCTCAACTTGTAGCTTCAAGGTGGCACCTTGAATTGAATACGTTGCCGATACTTTCGACATCACGCTGTAATCCATTGCAAACGGCACCCCCAATGGAACGCGCCGCCCATGAGTATCAAGATGATCAGGGTCAAAAATTTGCAGCCACAAACGCGCTGGACGATTTACATATTCCTCCTCGTTCCCAAGTAGCGCGGGGATTTTCCCATCTGAGTACCCAGTCAAGGACCGCGGCAAACCAAGTTGATATTCGCGATACGGCGCAAGTCCGTCCTGACCGCCGATTTCGGACATGCCAACCAGATCGCCAAGGCCGCGCCACTCATGGCCCGCCACCTCAATGTCATGATTCCAGTTCGAAACGTAGACCGTGCCGCTCGCAAATTGCAGTTCAAGCAACCAAGCGAAATCAATCCGCTCGCGATCAATGGCCAACTCAAGTGCGGCTGCATCGTTTTCGGTTTGGGTCGAGAGAAAAACGCTCATCGTTGGAAACACTCAACAGCACTAAAGGAAACGGGCTGCGCCGCCCGCATTCCTTGTGGATAGATGCGACCACCCTCATCTTTTGCAAGCCTAAACAAAATCGTGGGACCTGAAATTTTAACCTCGGCGCCCTCTGAAACGGCCTCCCTCAACGGGGGGATAAATGTGACTGAACCCGCATCGTTATTGGAGACCTCATAAAGAAAGTCGTTGATAGAAAACAAACCACCGACAGAAATGTTTTCACCCGAATAGCCCGACAGGTCTATTATGGTTGAGCCAATCGGCGCAGCAGTCGACACAGTTGAAATCCCCCCATCAGGTATTGGCCCAGAGATTGGCAGGGCGAACGAATTCCACACTTGGAACCGAAAAGGGTTGGCGCGCCCTTGAAGTGAGTGAATAAACGATCGCCACTTGATCAAGTGGCGATGGTTCAGCTTTCCAACGGTGATGCGCATCACCCACTTGCGGTTTTCACCTGAAACGATTTGCTCAATTGCATCCATTCCAACGCCGCCGCTTTGGTTGGTCGTTTCCAAATACGGAAAAGCTTCGACCTTTCCTGTGGCCCACGCTGGCCAATCAATCACTGTCATGGTCGCCCCTGCATATCGATCGATGTTTGATTGTTACGCTGGACAACTTGAACAGCAGCCATAGCGCCGCCCTCAGCACCCGCTTGCTGCGCGATTACACCCAGAGCTCCGTCGTCTTCAACGTACACCTCAACCAAAACTTTGACCTGAGAAGCAGCGCCGCCTGACAGTGCTTTTTGTGCTTGAGGGACATTTAGGATCGCGCCGTTTTGAGATGGGACAAAAACCTCAGAATTAGCCGTATTTTCATTTACCAAGTACGGTGTGCCGGCAGAAACTGGACCGCCATTTGCACGCGCGCCTCCCAAAAGTCCACCAATGATACCGCCCAAAAGTCCACCACCTTCACCACCTCCACCGCCTGATATGTTCGCAAAGGTACCTGTGCCAAAGAGCGCGTATTCAATAGCGGCGCGCTTGATGCTGTCCTTGAACGCGTCCATCGCATCCGCACTGCCCATGGCAGCATCGATGGTCGCCGATTTAAAATCTTGGATCGTAGAGTTCAGCGCTTCATGGCGCGACTTTGCCTCGTCGACCTTCTCGGATGCCAAAACGTACTGTTCTGCCAAGCTGGAAACAGACGCTTCAAGTTCAGGCGTAATTTTCTGCCCGTCTTGTTTTGCTTTATTGAGAAGGTCGGTTTTTTTCTTAGCGACAGCTATGGCAACGCCGTATTGATCATACTCGAAAGTCAAATCATTGAGCGCTTTAGCTTCTGCAAGCATTTCATCAATTTGAGAACGAGTGTCCTTTAAGCCCATAGAGAACGACTGTCGCGACTTTCCATCGCCACTTGAACCGCCACCCGAAGTGGGCGCACGGGCGGCAGTTGATGAAATATTCCCTGCCGCGATCTCTGCTATTTGCTGATCAGTTAGCAGTGCGCCATCTTTCACCGCGTCTTTTCGCACGGATGATATTTCACGTTCTAGCGCGAGCTGATCTTTAGTGAGGCTTTGAAGCCTTTTTTGTTCAGAGATATAGGCGTCATTTGATGCGGCTTGATCCCCAAGAGCCTTGATCTCAGACAACAATGCCGATTGCTCGGGTGTTCCGGGGGATACCGTCGTTCCTGGCATCGCTGCCTTTAAGGCGTTGGCTTGACCCGTTGCGATGGAAAGGTCTTGTGTGAGACGCGAAACTTGGCCTCTAACTGATGACATGTCTGCGCCCGCGACACTTTCCAAAGATGCAAGTGCGTCGTCCGCTTCGAGGGCAGTGTCTTCAATGAACCCATTAAATTCATCAAGAGTGATCATTCCATTATCGATCTGAAATGCGAGGGAAGACATGTTGTGAGCGGATTGATCAAGCGTATCAGCGATATCTCCAAAGCCACGCCGTCGCGCACCTTCCGACAAGCTTTCAAGCGATGCTGAAAGATCGCCGTATTTAGATATTACTCCGTCAATGTTGTTTTTTAGGGCCTCTAAATCCGCAGATTGCTCTTTTGTCAGATCACCAGCGCCTTTGAGTTTGTCCATTGTTCCTTGGCCAAGGACGGCACCACCAAGACTATCGCTAAAGAAATCGTCAAACGTAGTGCGTGCAGCATCGTCAACAGCATCAGCCATACCAACAGCCATCTGCTGCCAAGCCGCGGTGACCCTTAGGGCCAATTCATTGTAGCGACGCTCGATTTCGTCGGCTTTGTCGATCATTTCACTATCAAGCACGGCGCCTACATCGTGGGCCTCTTGGATCAGCCCTGCAAGTTCACCGCGACCTTGACCAAGAAGTTCAACAAAGCGCTCACCAGCGGTGCCACCAAACAATTCATCGGACACGCGAATTTGGGCCGCCTTGCTCAATCCCTCCATGCGATCAAGCATTTCAAGCATCAAGGCAGATGGGTCTTTGATCTTTTTTTTGAGTTCGTCACTGGTGTATCCAAGGCGGTTCAAAGCTTCTGCGGCGGGGCCCACGCCGGTGACGACAAACTCATCTACACGCAAATTGAGTTCTTTGAAGCCATCAACCAACGAGTCGACACTGAGCCGGTTTTTATCAGCTACATATGACCACTCTTGGAATGTAGCCACATCAAGGCCAGACCGCTTTGCCTCGTTGCCAATATTGGCAACGCCGCGAACAGTAGATGATATGTTTCGGGTGATACCTGCAAACGCGGCTGTGATTGCACCACCGGCCAGTCCGAAGGCCAAATTTTTACCCATCGACAGCGCGCCCTTGCCCAATTGGGAAACGCTGCCATTCATGGCGACAACTTTGCTTCGGGTTTGATTGAGCTTTGCCGCGGTAATATCGTATTCCCGCTGGGCAAGCTTCAATCCTTTAGCGTGCTTTGCCACATCGATCGTCCCAGCCTCAAGTGCTGCATTGAACCGCAGCTGCTGCTTTTCAAGTTTTGCCTCTGCCGCCGCCAAAGGACTAAACTTTCTTTCAAGACGATCAATCGCGGCACCCGCTGACTTTGCCTTTTTCTCAAACTCCTGCTGTTGAAGTTCAAGCAGGATGGCAATGCGTTCGGTTGGTTCAGCCATACTTCGCCTTCAATTCTTGGAATTCGTCCCACGTCGGGGGATTTGTCGTGTCGCCAGCATTGTCTTCATTCCACCCCTCAACAAAGAGGGACCAATCGGCAGGCGTCATGGCCCGCCAATCAGCAAAGCTCAATCCTGTGGATCTTGCGTTTTTGAGTTTGCTTGGCGCGTCGTAGGCTTCGGATCGATCGGCTTGGACGATCCAGCTATGTCGTCGGCTTTTTTTTTATCCCAATCGACTGGGGTAAATGCAGCCAAAACCAAGTCTTGGGCTATTGATCGAATGTGGTGATTTTCGCTTGGTGGAAGATCATCAACCAGCTTGTCAGCCGACTTATCATTGAGACCCCCACCAACGAGTCCCAGCGCCACAAGATCACGGCAATGGCGCGCTTGTGGGGCTCCCTTGCCTAGGAGCTGATCAAGCATCACAAAGATACCCAGCCCGTGTTGGCGCTCAAAGCGTTCGATTTCGCCGTTGCGCAAAATCAGCGGGCGACTTTCATCGCCCAACTGCTCAATGATACCGCCTGCGGGCGCTTCTGCTGTAATAGGCATTAGGCGGCAGTAAAGTCGATGTAGCCATTTGAGGCCAACGAGAAACTTTTTGTCACAGGGCCTGTCTGTTCACCCCCAAATTCAATGTTGTCGATGTGGAATGCACCTTCAAAAGTACCAAAATCAGGCACGATAATTTGAAAATTTCCGATCGCATCTGCGGTGTCATCTTCACCTGAGCCAAATGCAATCGCCTTGAACCGATCAAGAGATGTACCGCCTTCAAAAATACCGTTTCCAGAGGTAGAGATAGCGCGCATCCCCGTCATAACTTCTTGCCAAAGCTGCCCGCCCGGCGCTGTGCATTTGGGGGTTGTCACATCAAAGTTTGAATTGTTCACAGTGATCGTTTTTGACTGAAGTCCGCAGAGTGTTGTGAAAGCTTCTGTCTCTGCGCCATCGCCGATTTTAATCAGCAACAGTGTACCGTTTTGCTTTGCCATTGTTCAGGCTCCATATGTTTGAAGTTTTGGACGCCTATGCGGCTATCCATACGGCGCTTGCCCAAGGCGCGTGTATGGGCATACCTTTGCGAGACAATCACAAAGGAAATTCTGTGGGATAAATTGTGGCAGTTTTGTTGTCTCCGTCTGACAACACTTAGAAACGAACGAAATCAACCATCCAGCAGCGCGCTATACGCTGTCACAACCTCAAAATCCTTGCCATTTGCCGCGTCACCCGACGTTTCAGTCAGCCTTTGAAGTTGCACCAGCGTAAAGCCTGCAACGGCGAGTGCTGCATTGTCTAACGCGGAATTCACCGCCTCGGCGCAACGAGACGCCTCAACATCTGCCGCCGAAACATCACGGCTTACAGCCTCGACACCAAATGTCACAGTGGCCGCTTTGCTGCAATCGCTGCGCAAATCGCGCACAACGATGTTGTTTATCCAAACGTATGGCCGTTGTGCTGCATCAGGGACGCGGCGCCCGTACACCCGCGCACCTACAAGTGCCGAAAGGCCTGTGTCGCCCTTTAGCGCAGCCAAAATAGCCGCCTGCATTGCAAGAGCGTAACCATCAGCCATTATTTCACCGCCTTGATCGCTTTTTTGATTGCCTTGCGACTACGCTCCATGCGCTTCTTCTTTGTGGCGGCCATTGATGGGTTCACAAAAGGCCGTGGCCCCCGCTTACCCTCAATAACCTTCGCTTTCGGGCCGAAGTCGATTAACTGAGAACCGTCCTCGCCTGCGATGTTGCGGATCAATGCTCGGTTTGTGCCTGTAGGTGATGGGATTAGCACTTGCGCCAAGTCTACTATCATTTCCGCGTTGTCTTTATTCGCTTCTGCAAACTGCGCCTCAATCTCCGGCGTGATTTTTTTCAGCATTCGCTTTGTTGCTTGAAACCCTGTTTTTTTCACTGTGAACCGCCTGCCTCAACAAGCAAGTCCAGCATTGCGCCAACATCGTCGGCATGCGCAATGCCCAGAATGTTCCAAGTTTCGCCACGGGCGACCACTTGGTCGCTCGCAGTGATGCCGCTCACCTGCTGTGTGTCATAAATTCGAATCGTCGCCGTCCTCACGTTCTCAACAGATCCTGCACGAACCCGCTCCCTGCCCGTTGTCTCGCGAACATTTCCCCAGACCGTGAAGAGTTTTTCAAACTCGCCTTTGACATTTCCGTAGGCGTCGCCTCCTTCGCCTTGACGCTTAAATGTAATTTGATGGCGAAAACTACCAGCACCCATCATAGTCGATGCCTAAAATATTTACTGACCAATGCCTCGTATGCGAAAGTAGGGCTGACATTTACAGCCTCCATTTCGCGGAAAATATACATAGAACCGACATGCAACTTTATGGCGTGCTTTAAGTCCTCTGGGCACTTCTCATACCCAGCAATAAATTCGACTACAGCGGGACCATTCGGCCAAGAAAAACCAGAATTTAGACGCAAAAAAGGCCCTCGTCCGTCGTTCAAAAGGCGATAGTCGGTGAATTCCACACTGCCAAAATAGACGCTAGAAACTGATATTACGGGCGAGAAAGGCAGTACCAAGTCGCCACGAGCGCATTCATATTCTTGAGACCAAGTTTGAGGCATCAGCGCTCGACCTAGAATGCCGGTGAACCCATCGATATGCTGAACGGCAGCGTTAATCATACTTTGGATTTCGGCACCAGTTAGCGTGTCGAGAACACTGTCACCATCACTCGTGGTTTCGCGCAAATGCGTTTTCGCTTCGTCAATTGTAATGGCATCCACTGTTGGGCCGGTTACTAAAGTCGGGAAAAGCATCAAGTTTCCTCACATACTAGGATTATCAACTTATTAAAGGGGGCAGCGGCCCGCCCCCTCAGAAAGCCGATTAGACTACAGGTGCATCGGATGCATGTCCGCGAACAACCATGATGCCGGCGGCAACAGACGTGCCGCTGTTCTTGGTTGTGACTGTGCGGATATAACGCTTGGTGCCGACATAGCCGACCTTATAAACGCTATCGGCCTCAAGGCTGGCAGGGAACTCGCCTTGAAGGTCAGGCGCAGCAACATCAGCAAAGTCGCCGCTTGTGGTTGTGTCGCTCTCTTGCAGCTTGGTTGTGAAGTCACCAGATCCGGCGATCGTGCCAGTGTTAATTGCGACCAGTGCTGAATTGAACCCTTGAAGGTCAATCGGGCTCGAAGTTGCCGTTGCCGCGACAACAGCGGGGGCCAGTGCTTGCACCAGCCCAATTTTTGAATGCAGGTCTTTCATGAGACTGCCCTTTCATAAAATGAGAGAATTTCTGGGCGAACAAAGCCGCCCAGATAAATTAGGCCGCGATCTTCATCAGTTTGATTGCTTCGAAGTTCACAACCCCGCCGCCGACGCGTTTGGTGGTGTAGAACAACACGTTAGGCTTACTGGTGAACGGGTCACGGAGGACGCGGATACCGACGCGATCCGCGATCAAATACCCACGATTGAAGTCACCAAAAGCGATCGGCAGCGCGTTAGCCGCAACCGCTGGCATATTGTCGTCAGTGTAGACAGGCTTGCCCAAGATTGTTGCGACCTCGGCGGTGCCGGAAGGGGCTGCCCAGATGAACGCGCCTTCAGCATCCTTGAACTTGCGAACCTTGCCCATCGTGGCATCGGACATGAGCCAAGAAGCGTTAGAGCGATACCCCTGCTTCAAAGCGTAGTGCAGATCAATGAAGGCATCCGCAGGGGATACGGAGGGTGTCGCGGTAAGGAAGCCATCAGCCTTCCCAGAAGCCATAAAGCCCAACTTACCCCACTCATAGGATTCGTTCGCAACAGTATCGTATCCAAGGATACCACGTGGCTTGTTCACGCCGTTACCGGTGACGAAAGCCGCGCCTTCTTGCTCTGCAAACTCGATTGAAACTTCGTCAGCAAGCCAAGACGCGATATTAATCGCCGCATCGTCCATCGCCTTTTGTGTAGAAGCCGGGTTTGCGTACAGCTCAGCTGTATTCACCACGATTTCGCGCAGTGTTGGCGTGTTAGTCTCAGGGCGGTCTTCAGTCTCACCAACCCAGCCTGAGCTTGCGCCACCAACATTGACCAGCTTTTTATAAGCATCAGTCGAAATGTTGATTTTGCGGGCCAAGCCGCGAACCGTCGAAACCGTACCAAGAACTCGATCAATGCCGGATTCCATTTCGACCGGAACAAGATAGCCGCCATCTGGATCAGATTGTGTGTTGAGTTTTGCTTTGACTTCAAGTTCTGACAGGCCTGCTTCAACGCCCTTGCGGAAGAAATTGTTGAACGCCTGCGCATGTTCAGCCTGATCAGGGTCCAAATCAGAACCGGCGCCACCCAACTTGAGTGCAGCAATCTGCGCATTAAGTTTATCAAATTCGCCGTTCATCTTTGAGATGTCAGCGTTGATCCGATCCACCTTTTCAGTCTGGACAACATCAGCCATGCCAGCCTTCACATCGGCCAGCTCTTTGGTATGTTCTTTCTTGAACTCCTCAAAAGACGCATTGATCTGACCCAAAAGTTCTTTGGGGTCTGACGCAGCCGCTTTGACAACGGCAGAAAGCCCGCGAAAGCGGGCGTGATTTACGTGGGTCATGATTTTCTCCTATGACCTGATTGTAGAAAGAAGCTGCTCAAGCGCAGCCGGATCTAGGTCAGCGTCATGCGTGACCGCTGGGGCAGCGTGATGCGTGCCCCCCGTAGCTTCGTTGATCATCTTGCGCCGCTCGACACGCGGGACACCTGTTTGAGCAAGAAGCACTTCTAAGCGCTTGCGCGCGTTGATTTCTGGCGATGTGCGCGTCTGCGCATCCACTTTAGGCGCGTCAAAAACTTCATCTGCGAAACCTTTCTCAACAGCATCCTTGGCTGTAAAAAAGGTTTCTGCGTCCATATATTTTTCAATTTGATCACGGGGCAAACCAGTGCGGGCCTCGAAAATATCCATTTGCGCAGCGTCGATCTTGCCCAGCGTCTCAATTGCTTCGGCCAAGTCGTTCCGGTTGCCGATTACGCCGCCCCATGCGTTGTGAACCATGATAAACGAGCCAAGGCCCATCTTGATTTCATCCCCGGCCATTGCGATGTAAGCCGCAGCGCTTGCCGCAATGCCCATAACTTCAACCGTCACTTTGGCTTTGTGTTGGCGCAGTTCGTTGTAAATAGAGAATCCTTCGAAGACTGAACCGCCAGGGCTGTTCATCTTCACCGTAACGTCCTTAGCGCCGATGGAGCGCAGCGCGGCATTCATACGCTTGGCAGTGAAACCGCCGCCCGTCCAAGAGTCCTCACCTATCACGTCATAGATTGTTATTGTTTGAGGATCGTCGCTCTCAGCAGCATCGATGTCAGACCAACGAGCGAGCGCATCAGATGGAACGTCCCAACTATAGCCCTTTGGCTCGGAAAGTCCCTTAATCTCAGGAAGCTTTAGAAGGCTCATTGACCGTCTCCTTTTCTGTTCCGCCAGCAGTGTTAGGCGGGTCATAGTAGACCCCGCCGCCGCCATCTTCGCGTGGGTTCCAATCCTCTAGTGCGCGTTCCTCGTCAGGCGATGTAACACCCCACTGTAAGCGCTTGGTCATGGCCTCTGTTCGTGTTTTGATATCGCCGCGCGCCAATGCAGAACGGTTAAACCGGGCATACAAATCGGGGCTGTCCTCGCCGATCAGGTCAAAGGCGATTGCCTCTTCCCACATGGTCAAATGATCTTCCAAACCATAGGCTACAAAGCCGTTAGATTTCTGCTCTAGGCCCGTCCCCCAATTGGAATCGCTGCCTGTGTTGTCGCCAATCATTGATGGCGGAACACCAAAAAACATCGCAATCTCAGAACGCGACATTTTGCGGCTTTCGATCCACTGCGCATCCTGTGCCGTCATTGCCATTGGGGCAAAGTCCATACCTTCCTCAAGGATCATGGTCTTGGCTTCGTTGTCACCGCCCGCCCTGAATGCGTCTAAGCTGGCGCGCAAAACTGCTTGACCCTCAATTCCCAATTTTTCGGGATGTTTTAGGACGCTGGAAACCTGCGCTCCATTGCGGAATACATTTGCACCGTGGTTTTCCATGCTCATTGCAAGGCCGATAGTCTCGCGGGCAAACGTGATGGGCGTTACTCCGTTCACACCGTCCAGTGTTAGGCCTACCAGATGAAACACCTCCGATTGCGCCAGCTCAACCCGACGCCCATTCTTTCGTGTGAACACATATGACAACGACATGTCGTCATTTTGCGTGCAAGTAACCCGGTCAGGATGCATCGGCAGCAAGGAAACAACCTCGCCACGGGAGCGCACAATCAGCGCGTAACCATTGCCCCTCAACAGCATGTGCGTCTGCATCATCCGGCGAAATACCGCAGGCTTTTGCCAGCTATTCGGCTTGCGCCGCAGAACTCGCCACAAACTTGAATCGGACGCATCCTCGCGGACCTGATCATTGACGCGGCGCTTGATATGCAGCGGCATAGTAGCAACAGCGCCGGAGATAAGGCGGACGCAGGCATAAACCGTTGCCACCTTCATTGCATTGTTAGCCGTAACCACCGCACCGGAACGGCTCTCACCACCCGCGATAGCATCCGCCAAGTCTTGGGGCGTGTTAATCACAACACCGCCGCCATTGCTTTGATAAGACGCTTTCGGCTGTTCTGGCGCACCCGACCCGCGCCGGAACATTCCTAAAAGGCCCATTAGTTTCCTCACATTACCAGAAGGCCGCGTTCTTCGTAAACAGAGCGGCCTTTATCTTCCATGTCGGAGGTCGCAGACCCCACAGCCATGGCAATCGTCACAAGTCCGTCAATTCGGCCTCGGCTTTTATTTTTGTCGTAAAACTTGTTTTTCTGTGCATCCGCCACAATCACCGCGTTGGACGCGCAAATGTCTGTCAGTCGGCTGCGGTCAATCTCAACCGTGCCTTTCAAAATGTGGTCCTCAAAGTGCCTGATCGAAACGGGCATACAAAGCTGCTTGCCCTCGAATAAAACACGCGGCCCCTGTGCATGTGCCACCAGCTTCAACCCAACACCAGCCGGTTCGTCCGGCCCAGCATAGCGCCACACGTCAAAGCCAATCTTGCCGCAAGCCTTTATAAAATCATCAATCTTTGTGATGTCAAAAACCAGCTGCGCCACGTCGTGCCGTGAACAAATATCCTGCACGCGCGCCGCGACAAACTCAAAGTCAATCGTTGGTGTTGGCGTGATAGTTATCTGGCCTGCCGCCTCAATCTCACGATATGGGATCTGATCCGCCGTTGACCTATCCGCGATGTTCGTTTCTCGCGTCCAGTACCATGTTTTGACGGCCAGCTTGTCGCCCTCCCAGCACCCAGAAAGTGCCGTAAGGTCGTTTTTGTCTGCAAGGTCGAGCGACAAATGCAGTCGCCGACCTCGCATAGCCTCTTCATCAACGGTGCCTTGGATGTTTGCCCAGGCGCCTTCGTCAATCCAAAAGCCCGCCGTTCCGACCGGAATACCGAAAAACAGGCGTTTGGTCGTCAATGCGGTGGAAATCATATCCCTCGCGGTCTGGACTTCCTTGCGAATATTCTCAATCGGGTAGGTAATGCCCAAGGCTGGCAGAGATTTAATCCAGCAACTTTCGTCGTTGAACGGATCGTCGCCCTTATCTGTTCTTGCGATGTACGCAAATGCGCTATCATCGGTGTTTTCCCCGCGCAAAACACGTTGGAAATATTCGCTATATGTCGTTCCTACGTGCTGATCAACAGACGGCGTGTTTGTTCCCAATATCATCATCGGGTCGCCGCTCATTTTTGCAATTGCGGCCCGCCACGTTGAAATAGCCTTGTTAGTCTTCATTTCGTGAATTTCGTCAGCAACAATCAATCGTGGTTTTGGGCCGGATATCGCGTCGCCGTTTGCAACCGGTTGAAACTTTGAACTGCTGTCAGGGTGTTCAATTTTCCAAGCATTGTCGCCAAGTCCTCGAATGATAACTCGACCCTTGCCGCTCGTATTTTCAAGCGTTTCACCACCTTTGCCAGGGATGCCAGAACGGCACATAGCAACAGCGTCATTGAACAGAACTTTGGCTGTACTTCTGTCCTCTGCGATTGCGTAGACCTCTGCGCGCTTGTGCTTCTGTCCAACTATTTCATATATCCCCAAACCACCCATCAATGGAGATTTGGCCTGCCCTTTTCCAGTCTCTAGCCAAATGAAGCGAAATCGTCTGTTACCATCACGGTCTCGCCAGCCGTAAATGCTACCCACAACGAACAAGTGCCATGGCAGTAAATGAAACGGCTGCCCCACCTTTGCCCCTTCGGTGATACTGAGAACAGCAGGGAAAAAATCGATTGCTCGATCCGCTGATGCTTGATCCCAAGAAATCCCGCGATCTATACCATTCCTAAGGTCGCGCAAGTGACGCGCTGCAGCGAGCCGGACGAACTCACCAGCGACAATATTGCCCCTGTCAACGTCCTTTGCGTATTTGGTAGTTCGACACTCATCCAAGGTAAGCATCAGCAGCTGTCTTGGGCGTCTCCGGTGGGCGCTCCACTGATCCATCTGCCGGATCGATCTTCAACTTAGCCTCCAATTTTGAAAGTCGTTCGTTCAATTTTTCAACCGTTGACCAGTTGAAATTGAAAACATCTCCGCCATTAGGGCCTTTTTTTACTGGACCCTCTTTGACCGCAATCGGGTAAAGGTATTCATATTCGGCATATGCGCGGGCGTATCTGTCAGCAACAGCAATTCGTCCAGCCGTGATCCAATCGTTTTTTCTTAGATGCTCGATGACTTCCGACCACTTTGTCACAGCAGTTTTGCACATCGCATCTGATTTTTCAGAGTCTTCAGGGTCACAAAATATCTGTGCGTATCGCGGCTGTCTGGGCTTGATCATTGTTTATCTCAACCCCTACCCTTATTTTCTCTAGCTCTCAGTGCGCACGAAGGACAGGCATACGGTCCTGAGGCCACCCCCTCCAAAGTTTCGAATACCCCCCCTTTCCTAGGGTTTCCAACCATCTGCGCGCTGTAAGCGGTCAGTCCTTGGGGCTTTATCTTCTTCCGTCTTGATCTCATGGCATGGGGCACAAAGGCTTTGCAGATTGCTATGTTCGTCTGTGCCGCCCTTTGCCTTAGGCACTATGTGGTCAACGGCGTGGTCATATGGCCTGACCTTGAGCGCCGTCACCCTGTCCCGCGCCAGACAGCGTTGGCACAGATAGTTGTCGCGTCTCAGGATAACTTCACGCAATTTGTCCCACTTGGAACCATAGCCGCGCTCATGCCGTGATTTGTCGCCCCAGTTGCCCGCTCGCCTGTGCTGCTGCGGTGCCTTGGCCATCGCCTAAGTCTCACTATGTGTCGTTGGGGATAGGATCATGTCGCATAAAAAAAGCGCCCAACTGTGTGTTGGACGCGATAGATGCCTTGGCAGTATACTAATCTGTTCCCGTCACCAGATCAAGTGTTGTGTTCGACAGCGTGCGCAAGGGCTTGTGCTGCCTTTGCAAAGGTGAGCCCCAATGCCGTGGGCTTGCCTTGATCCATCAACGCCTTCCCTGACTGTGCTAGGTTTATGGCCGCTCTATCCAAGCCAGATAGTGATTGCATGTGAGTATCCCACATAAGCCACGCTGACTTGGCAGCCTCGTCTTTCTCTTCACCGGTGCGAAGATCAGTAGAATCCCCAGGCATCGTCTCAAGAACATCTGGCATCATCTCATGCTTTGATCCCTTGGCGTGCGGCGTTGTGCCCAGAACGCGCTTCAAATAACGATCATGCGCCACCACCATGCCCGTGTAAGCCTCTACAGCCTTGATCGCTTCTTGTTGGTTATCCACCACCGACCTGATCACGCAGCCTGCCTCTGTCGCATATGTTTGATGGGCCATAGCTTCACGATCCTGCCTTGAGTGTGGGTCTTTCCCCGCCATACGCGCACGGTTTGCGAGGTTGAGCTTACGCGGATCAATCTCATTCATTCGCTCACGCCCTCTCGCTTTCTTCACTTTGGTTGCCCCAAGTTTAGGTAAGCCGTTGCTGAGCCCTTTTTTACGCCTGCGGCGTTCGCCCTTACTGACTGCGACCATCTAACGGGTCTCCCTTTTGCCATGCTGCTTTTCTGCCTCGTTGATGAACGCCTGACGCGTCCAGTCGTCTGTGATGTCTTCCGGCCTCACGATGATCAAGCCCATGCTCTGCCACGCCTTGGCAAACACTTCACGATTGCGCCGCTCTGCCTCTGATCCGGTGGGCGGCTCTGCGTTGGCCATGCCGTATATGCGAGACACACCCGTCACGCTTGCAACCTCAACAAATGATCTACCCTATCGCATAGACCTCTACGCCTCACAGCTGCAACACCGTGCAACACCGTCGTGTGATCCCTGTTGAAAAAGCGGCCTATCTTTGAAGATGATATATGAGGCAACAAATCCTTGATCCGTGCCATCGCCTCTTGGCGCGGGTAAGTGATATTGCGTGCGCGCCCTTTGCCTTTCAGATCCACCACAGTGACCCCGAACGCGTCTGCTACGATCTGTGCTACATGGCCCATTGTGCGCACCTCTCTCGCGCCTGCTTGCCAATTAAGGTCGGCCTGTGTGGGTAGTGGTGTAAATCTCACAATAGCACCGCCTGACGCGTGTCTGGCGCGTCCTTGTACAGTCGTTTGCGCAACCATCCACCACCGCCCAGCGCGGGCCTATTGGTATCCCAAACAAACCATGAGTTGCGTTGAGGAGGTGACCCAAGGCCGCGAAAGTCGATCTTCCAACAACAAAGATATTCAACAGACGGTGGATGCTCGTCAAAGAACCGATCCATACTGTTGATGCGAGCAGCTGGCCAATCCGCATTGAGCAACATTGCTGTGTAATTGATCCCGCCCAGCGCGAACGTGTGCCATAGCCATCGGCAGTGGCCGTCGCGGGCGCTTACTTCGCAATAGGGCGGATTGGTGAACTGTATAGGTGCGCGTGCCTCTGTGCAGTCTAGGAAAGACTTAAGCTCAACCCCCGGCCATAGGCGATCGACAACATCGTTACCGTATACAGTGAACCCCTCACCTGTAAGCACCTTTGCTATATGCCCTGCGCCTACGGCAGTTTCCCACACATCTGTGCCATGCTTAAGCATATGTGGCAGTTCTTCACGCAAGAGTGCCTTTGTCGCGCTGGGCGGCGTTGGGTCATAGTCCAAAGTATCACGGGTGACTTGTGTATCCTCTACGACAGGGAAACCCATCACACCTTGGGAAGCATCAGGCGCAACCTTCTTTTTGATTGCTTGGAACAAAGGCTTTACACTTGCCGCCATGTCATTGCTCCTGCTCTGGGGCTTGGCTGATCTTAACGATGATTTCTCCGCCCTTTTTGGACTCTGAAAAGCGCGTTGGGTATTGCACTGTGAATTTCCGATCATCCACGCCCATCGCTTCTGCTATCCCGTCGATATAGGCCTTGAGCCCCGATGCTACGTTGTGAACGTCGCCGCGCTGACTTGGCGGGTGATATGTGAATTCAAGACTGGCGCTGGGCCAAGGTGACACTTTGGCCTCTTTGGCAACCCAATACGCATAACCGCGCGCCTCTTTGACCTTTCGTGCCTTTTTGTAGCGGTTGGCGCGACCATTTGAGGAAATCACCCGATCGGGCCAAGGCAGTGACAAGGTGATTGCATCAGTCATTTTTGGAGGCCTTCTTTCGGTTCGTTTTAAATGGTTAAGGGCGCAGGCTCATCTCACTCCCCACATACGGGGCGCTATCTCTCAAGTCCTTTTCCGTTCCCTTGCCTGCTTCTGCATGTCGGCCCTACGTTCTTTCGGTTCTAAGGTTGTGCGGGGCTTCCACCCGCCGCGATCCCCTCAAGCAATATTCTGCTCTTTTAGGTTTCTCTGTTGGCCTAGCTGCGCTCGCATTGCGGCATGTCCGCGCTCACACGTCCAACTCCTGCTTTCGGCGCGTCCGCTCGCCCAATAACGACAACAGGTTTTGCCGATCCCTTACGCCATCCCCAGCGCTTCTTTGTACATCTCAAGCACGGCTTCTTCTTCGGCGATCTCGTCTGTGGACTTCTTGCGCAGAGCGATCACTTTGCGCAAAACTTTGGTGTCATACCCACGCCCCTTGGCCTCAGCCATCACTTCTTTTTGCTGATCCGCGATGTCTTTCTTTTCCACCTCTAAACGCTCATAGCGCTCTACGAATTGGCGCAATTCATCTGCGGTGACACGGTACGTGGCGTCATTCGCCGCGCTGAATTCTGGATCGTCTTTCATGGGGGCGCGTCCCTTTCGGGCTGTGGCTTCCATTTTGCTGCGCGACTGAGTGGCGCCAGCCTCAAATGGGTCTGGACGGTCACCGAGTGCGTCTTGATAGGCCAACGCCACACCTTGCAAGACGGCCGCCATCAAATCATCGCCAGCGGCGGCGATCATATCCGGTGGAATTTTCAGAGTTTCTGCGAACACCTCGATCGTAACAACGTCGCGTCCGCCTTCTGGATTCACCCTCGAAACCAAACCAATTGATTGCATCAACTCTACCAAACGCGCCGCCTTGTTGTAACCAATCGACAATTTGCGCTGGATGTATGAGGTTGAACATTTCTGTTCACGAAAAACCAACTCACAGGCGGTTTTAAACTGCTGAACGGCTTGATCCGCAGGCTGTTGGTTTGTTCGACCTGTGGTCTCAACCTTGCCTTTGAAGGTGATAGGCCCAGATCGCACGGCTGCAATCGCTGAGATGCGGTGGTGGCTGGGGTCCAACTCTTCGATCGGCATAACCACGTTTTTGATCAGCTTGGTTTGTTCTTCATTGCCCAGTGCGGCAATCTCTGCCCAACGTGGAACCAACGCGGCCCAGTATGCGTTCACGTCCACCATTTGGGGGAAAATCAGACGCAGACTTGGCACAGCGTCCAAAAGCGCCTCACAGCGCCCAAAGTCGCCACCATCATGCGGGTAGTCACCGTTTTGGGTGTCATGCCCTGCCAGATGCGCCGCGATAGACTTTGCCGATGCACCCTTGGCACCACTGGCAATCCATTCGTCCAAACCTTCCGGTGTTTTGTCTTGATCAAGCATTTTAAAAGTCCTTTTCGCTCAATTGCTGTGCTGCGAATTTCAGGGCGCGCACCATTGATGGGTCTGATTTTGCCGGATTTCCGATCTGCGATTGCAGCGATGCTTGTACCTGGTCGCCGCTGTGCAGCCGGATTTTGCGCTTGGAAAACCCGACATCGCTAGGCGGACTGACGTGCAACATGCAATCGCGCAAGCTGCTGTCGATGGTCACAACCACGTTGCCGAACGGCACGCCGTGGACCTCTGGGGCCGCATGGATCTTGCTCATATCGAAATCCCCGCGGCTTCGCAGTCGCGGCGCGTGACCAAATCGACGGCCCGTGCCTGCTGGAACGTCACATGGCCCGCTTTGACCAACGCCACGGCCAAGCTGTGTGGGATCGCCTTGCAAAGATATTGCTTACCGGACTTGATCGCCTCTATCGCCGCCTCTGCCTCAGATTTGCCCGCGATATCCTGCGCCGCCTGCAAACGGCTATCCAACGATGCAACCTCTTCGGCTGTGACCGCCGTCCAACGTTTCTCCCCCAACCACGTCTCAGCCGAGGCGACGTACATCCGATCATTGCCCAGCTGCTGCACGCCGTAGACGCGGGCCGCATCGATCAGCGCTCGCGCCGCGACCCCAGTGGCCAAAGCCCTCTCGAAAGCGCGCTTTGCCGTGTTCTCGGATTTCAACTTTGGAAAGGCTGCTTTGAATTCCTCAAAATCATCCAAATCCGATTCTTGATTGGAAGGCGGATTTTCCGCCGCACTTAGTTCTTTGATGGTTCTATGACTGTTCGGGTGAACTGGGGTTCGGGGTAATCCGTCATTTTGTTCGGGGTTTATGTCACAGTGTTCGGGGTTTTCGCCCCCAATACCCTGAACAGAGTTCGGTGTACGGCGTTCGGGGTTGTTGTGCTTAAGATGTTCACCAATACCATTTGTGGTAATTTGGTAGGCGTTGGTTTTTTTGTATCCGCCCCCAACTTTGACCAAAATCAAGCCTGATTCCACCAGTTTTGCGATACACTTTTGAGCCCCACGTTCAGTCATTGCGGCCTTGCGGGCGATGGTCGAAATAGACGGCCAAGCATAGCCTTTTTCATCCGCATTATCTGCGATTGCGAGAAGGCAAAGTAGGTCGCCGCCCTTACATGGGGGCGCACGCCACACAGATGTTAGAACATCAAGGCTCATAGATCACCCCGCATATTCCGGTGCGCCGCGTGCAATTGAGTGGTCAATCCCTCTGCCTGCTCAATCCCCGCAAGGGCCGCAGCTGTGGTAAATGTAAACGCCGTTGTGGTGTCACTGCTGTCCGTAAGGCCCGCAGCCTCAGCGATAAGGCCCAGTGCAACCATAGCGCCGCGCAGGTGGTCCAGAACCAGATCAAGGTCGTCTGTGATGGAATTTAGATGTGAGGTATCGTTCGCTGACATGAGCGGTCTCCTAGGTTCAAATGAACCCGACCTCACACGATGCCAATCATGTTGGGTGGTCGGGCTAACAACGAGTTGGCATACCGTTGAACCCAAGGGAAGACGGCGCTCCGAAGAGCCACGCTGCGCCCGACCATAGTTTCCAGACGTGCTGGAATGCAAAACGCCGCATCCATTTCTGGTGCGGCGCGTCATGCGCCCTGAATTCAACGGAATGCCAATCCCGACGACAGTTTTTTGCTGCCGCGGGTTGACGCTACCCAAATGAGGCGCTGAAATCAAGAAATTAGATAATGAGGAATTTGAAATGACTGATTCTGCACGAAATGGCCTATTTCTAGGGGCCGCAATTGCCGACCGGCAAGTCACACAATTGATCGGAATTGCCCAAGGCCTAATCGCCGATTCATCGCTCAATGATGCCGAAGTGAATTTTTTGCACAAATGGCTCGTGGCAAACGATGCTGCGCAATCCAACCCCTTTATAGCAACTCTTCTGCGGCGCATTGAGGAGGTTCTCGAAGACGGCGTTATAGACGATGATGAACGCACAGACCTGCATGACACCATTGTCGCCCTAACCGCATCCGACTTTGAGCTTGGCGAGATAGCTAAATCTACGACACTCCCACTGTGCGACCCTGCGCCCGATTTACAATTTGACGGGTTGCGATATTGTTTCACCGGCACGTTCAACTTTGGTAAGCGCGCGGACTGCGAAGCCGCCGTGACAGAACATGGCGCTATCGCTGGATCATTGACCAAGAAAACCAACGTTTTAGTGATCGGCGAATATGCCACCAAAGCATGGAAGCAAGAGGCCTTTGGTCGCAAAATTGAAAAAGCCGCTGCCATGCGTGATGAGGGAACACCAATTTCAATCGTGTCGGAAGTGCATTGGAAAACATTCATATCCTGAACCTGCTCCATCATTGCTCACCCCACGCCTTCAGGGCCGCCAAGCCCTTTGGTGTGATCATGTATAAATAGCGCGCACCGGTGCGAGAAATTGGCTTTCGGTCCAGCATCTTTTTTCTATGCAGTCCGTGAAATGTCGTTGACCATTTCGAATTGGATACATTGTCAGGCTTAGTATCGCCCGGCGTTTGTTCGCCCATGGCGCAAACGGTCAAAACTCGAAACTCAACCGTGTCGCGGCCATGAAGTCGGCGACCCCCTCCATGCGGCTCCGACTTTGGCATCCTTGACTTGTGGCCAGCCTCACTATCGTGATCATGCATCGCCCGCGCGATCTGCGCTTCATGCGCCGTGGCGACGGCTGCTGTGGTTGAAAAAGCTGGAACTATCACCAATACAACTCCTGTTCGAAATCTGCCGGATCATGGTCTCGATCAGCCTCAATCACACGATCAGTGCGCGTGCGGACGTTTCCCGATGCGACTCTCGTTTCACGCGCAATTTGGGCAAAAGGTTGCCCCGCCGCCCGTCTCTGCAACAGGTCAAGGGTCTGATCATCGGTTGAGCGAGGAACAAAGCGCGCCCCCTTCATGACGCCACCTCGGATTTTGCAACCAGCACGGCGCGAAAGCGCGTGAGCGCACTCAACAATTCATCGGCCTCCTTCAAGGCCTCCAACGCCTCTTTGGGCGTGTAGTCATGCGGGTTGTCAGAAGCCTCAGAATGCGCCCGTGCATCCAGCGCCATCACATCCGAAAATTCGCGCATCACCGTGGCCAAGTCCGCCGCCGTTGGTCCGTCACCCACCAAGGGCATAAACACACCGCCCGCATGGATCGCGTAATGCTCTGCAAATGGCACCGCGCATTCAGGGCGGGCGCGCACCAAGTGTTCAAGGTGATTGACACCCAAGCCACCGGGGCGCGCATCATCAAGGGACAGCCCATAAGAAGCCGTCGCGGGCGAAACCTGCATATCAATCGCTGAATTCTGGATTCCCCCATTGGCATCATACGCACGTTGAATAATCGCCTGAATGGAACCCGCTCTAGTTGCACGCATGTGAAAAACCCCGATTAGGTCTCACAAGACAACCCGCGCCGCCCATGAGATAAGTTGAACAAGAAAGGGGATGCGTCATGAACCACGCCTCTCGTTTTTTGAAACAGAATTCGCGAAATCATCCGCAGGAGGAACATGAATGGTGACCTTGGGTCCGCGCCTTGCCAGCCACGCAAGGCAGACAATCGCACCCCATTGGGCGGATTCATTGAAAATGTGCAGGGTCATTGGTCTGCCCCCGCTGTTCGATTAGCTTCGATATATGCGGCAAGCCTTTTTGCGGTTTTCAATGTGCAACCACCGCCAGCCTTAAGGCGCAAATACAGACGACTGTTGCCAACCGCCCGCTCGCAGATTGTTGCAGTGGACAGTTTCAGGCGCTCAGAAGCCCCTTCAATCTGTGTGATAAGGTTTGTTTCATCTTGGCTCATGCCCTCCTTGATGGACTTTTGTCCACTTGCTGTCAATGGACTTTTGTCCGCTACCCACAAAAGGGGTTGTTAGATATAAAATGCCCATGACACATACCTTCAGATCATCACTTTTGAGTGCCATTGAGCGTGAACAAATCACCATTGCAGAAGTTGCGCGCCGATCAGGTGTTTCACAAGATCAACTGAACAAACTAAGACAGCGTGAAAGCGCTAAAACCAACGTGGACGACGCCCACAAGATCGCTAAATCTTTCGGGAAAACCCTTGATGACTTCCTTGAGGGGAACCTTGAACCTGCAAATCCAACAATATCCGTCGCGGCGCGCGTAGGCGCTGGGGCAAAAGTTCAAATGTCTGACCCATACGCAAAGGGCGACGGCCTGTACCATGTCGTCTGCCCGCCACAATTGAGCCCTCATGGCATTGTCGCGGTTGAGGTCGAAGGCAACTCTATGGAACCGGCTTACGAGCAAGGCGATGTGCTGTTCTACACCCGCGACACCGTTGGCGTGCCCAGTGACGCCATAGGGCGCAGATGTGTGGTCGAGGACGCAGACGGCATGGTCTGGGTTAAACTCCTGCGCCGCCGCGATGATCAGCCAGAATGCCTGTTTGATCTCATATCATTCCACACAGACAGCCCACCCATGTACGACACGGCCATAAAATGGGCTGCCCCCATCACGATGCACCTTGGTCGGGACTTGGTGGTGAAGATTTGAAACTGAACAACAACCTACGATTGATGCTCTAAGCAAGAACAAATACCGAACGTCGATAGACACGATACAGCATTGGTGATAATAAAGTTCGAGGCGGTCAGGTCACAACACCTGCCGCCTCTATTTTACCTCAGTCGGCTAGGACTGGGTTGTGTGATCACCCGCACTCAATGCAGGAAACGCGGTCTCACGTCAAGTCTTAGTCGGCCAACGTCCAGAAAGGACGCGCCATATGACACAGCTCACTGCAGCCATTGTAAAAGAACAGAACGTCACATTTGCCGTGGCAATAATGAAAGATCACGTCCTCAACAGTCCATCGACTTCGGATCGCCAGATACAAGCCGTAGCTTCGGCCCTGCGGTGCCCTCTTGTTGTTTTGATGGGTGAGACAAATCAAAAACTGCGCGGCAATCGGAAAGATGTTGTGGATTTTGTATCAAAGGTTCACCCATCTCGCTTACCGTGGAAAACGTATCATATTTAGGTATAGTTTCATCCAGCAACGCGAGCGCATCCAAAAGAACCTTTCTGCACTGGGTGCGCTCATCCGACGCCATTGGAACCTGGACCAGATCATTAAATCCAACCCAAAGCACAAGCCCGTCTGAATTTTCAATTTTCAACTCCATGCGCCCCTCTTTCATCCAACTAGCCCATCCTCAAGGGGACTATGATTGGCCGATTATTGAGGCAACATGTAGTTCTGCAGTGGCAGCATGATCCGCAAATGGTTTCTGATGATTGAAGCACTGGTCCGTTAAAAGCTTCACCCACGTGATAGCTACCATATAAGGTCGCATAGGCCTGCATACGCGCCTCTGGGTTTGACTTTGTCATCACTGCAAGCAACTGTCTTTTTTCCTCTAAATAAACCTTGGCAAAACTTGGGTCATGGGCAGGAATCGACGCGGTGTTTGAAATCAAATCACAACACTTGATTGTTTGCGCTGCGGCCGGCGCTTCTGCGAGATGATCGCGATCTATCGCCTTGCGCGCTGCCCTGTTGCCATCCTCGGGCTTAGAGGTATCGGTCAACCATGAAACCAGATCGGCGACAACGGGGCCAAACACCTTTTCGATATCATTCAAAGAGATTTGAGTATCCTCGACAACGTCGTGAAGGTGCGCCGCCGCTATCATTTCCTCAGAGCCCCCAAATTTTGCCACAAGGTCCGCGACCTCCACTGTGTGTTTGGTGTAGCATTCACCGGTGTATTTTCGCTTTTGTCCGACAGCGCGGTGCGCCGCCTGTGCGTATATCTTTGCCAATTCTATCATCGCACACCCTCCAAATCACCCCGCCCAGCGCGGGTTTTTCTTTTGCCTGTATAGCAGGGCAGAATCAGGTTTGACAAATTATTATGGACTTTTGTCCACTAATTGATTGACGTGGACTTTTGTCCACATTACGGTAATCCCATCAACACCGCAGAAGACGCCACGGCAGATCGCGGATTTCAGATGGAGATTATCAACATGGCTGCACACGCCCCTCATTCGTTTTTACAGTTTACTGCCACCGCGCCTGCACAGCCTAAGTGCGCAATCCTCGGCGCGGCACCTTCCATCGGCGAACCATCCTCCCTGTTCGCCGATGGCTTTTCTTCCGACATGCACATGATTGCAGACTTCGACGCCCAGCGCGCCCTAGCATCGCTTGAAGCATTCAAGGGAGAGTTGTCATGACATTCATCACGCCACAGCAACACATCAACACCACACCACGCGAGAGCTGCACAGATCAAACGCACCAGGTGTTAACCGGTTGCCTGATTGCTGTTGTGATGCTCGGCACTCTCGTCGGGGCCAATGCTCTTTGGACTGGCCCAGTGCAAAGCTACATCGCGCATAAGGTGGCGGCCCATGAATGACCTCATAGAAAGCCGCTTGGCACGATTTGTTGAGGCTTTGGATAATATGCGCCCTGACGACTGGTTCGATGCATTTGCAAACGAGACGCGCGAAAACGGTGGTTCGTTTGACATTCCCCACGGCGAAAACTGGCCAGCCTCACACATGGCCGAAATTTCACTGCACGAGGTCAGCGGATGGGGCAACACCCCAGCAGACGTGATGCTCAACTGGCACGATGCAGCCCGCGAAACCCTCAAAGGCCTATCCGCCCAGCGCGCCGCCTAAACCCTATCTGCGCGTAGCTCAGCGGTAGAGCGGGGCACTCATAATGCTTTGGTCGCGGGTTCGATCCCCGCCGCGCAGTCCAAAAACTAAAATCAACCAAAGGAAAAACACCATGACAGACGCGACACAAGGTGATGCGGCTCCGCAAGAGGACATTTTGCAGTTCTTTGCCTATGAGCACCTGCCCAAGTTTTTGCAGGACGTGAGCAAGCCCTTTTGCACCATGGCCTATGGCATCGCAAATACGGTGCCGCGCAACCCAGAGCGCACGGTTGCTTTGCGCAAGTTGCTTGAGGCCAAAGACGCCGCCGTTCGTGCGGTCGTTGCCAAGTAGAGCCGTGAATTTACCCCCCCCCTAAAGAACAGGAAAACACTATGAAATATATAAAATATCTATGTTCGGGACTTTTGGGATTGATGCTCTGCGCATCAATCGCGGTCGCGGACCCTCTCACCATTTATGCAGGCGGCAAGGGGGGCGGTTATGATGCTGCGGCCCAATCCATTGCGGCGCGGCTTAATCAACGCGGCATCGATGCTGTGGTGGAAAACCGTGGCGGTTCCGACGACATCACCCTGCAAGCGTGCCGCAATCCGAATTCGGTTTGGATCGCGCAGATCGATGCCCTCTATACGCGGGAATTCAAGGACGGGTGTTATCTGCCTGTGATCGCCAACTACGGCGATGAGGTTGCCGTTTTGATGTTTGCACCAGGCGCAAAGCTTGATGAACTGTCAGACCTTGACGCAAAGCATACGGTGTTTGTCGATAAAATCGGCTCAGGATCAGAACTGACATGGCGCACTATGGTTGCGATCGAAAAAGAGCACGGCAAAAGCAATGCATGGACCCAAGCAACACTGGAAACATCCGACCTGCGCCGCGCGACGGCACTTGCAGGGCGCGGGCTGGTACATGCGGCACTCTTGGTGCGCAAGCCTAATTCGCCAGATATTAAGCGCCTGCTTGATCAGGGATGGGAACTTGGCGAACTCTATGATCGCGACATCAATGATCTGAAATTTGGGGCGAAGCCGCTTTACAAAGCAACCAAGGTCAAAATCGGCAAGCAGCGCGGTGATGGGTATATCGTCCCGTCCTTTGTCGGAACCACTGAGGCCATTGAACGCGACAGCCTCGATATCTTTGATGCGCTTCTTGGGGCACTCGAATGACGCTTGCTCTGCGCGTCTGGATTGCCCGCGGCTTGATCGGGATGGCGGCAACGATTGTCGGCTTGGATTGGGCGCTACCATCCAATGTCACCCTGTTTTTCGATGAACTCGCCATGTTCGCGATCGTTTGCGCAATGCGGTGGCTGTTCAAACCACGCAGCAAAAACAGCTGACACACCGGTGCGGGCCGCCGCAGCGCGGCCCCATCCCGTGCGCCAGCACTTGAGACAACACAAAAAGGAATTTCACATGACAAAAACAGCAGCATTTCTCGACGGCTCGAACGTCTTCGCCACTGCCAAAGCCCTTGGGTTTGATATCGACTACAATCTTTTGCGCAAACACCTCGCAGCCACCAACGCTATGCAGCGCATTTCATATTACACGGCCATTCTTGAAAACGATGAATACAGCCCAATCAAGCCGCTGATCGATTACCTTGGCTATAACGGTTTCAACATGGTGACCAAACCCGCCAAAGAGTTCACGGACGGCATAGGGCGCCGCAAGATCAAGGGCAACATGGACGTGGATATGGCCGTAGACATGATGGAAGTCGGCCCACATGTTGATCACGTTATGCTGTTCTCAGGTGATGGTGACTTTGTGCCTGTCGTCAAAAGCCTGCAACGCCAAGGCGTGCGCGTCACTGTCGTGTCTACGATCAAGAGCCAGCCGCCTATGTGTGCCGACGAGTTGCGCCGCGCGGCTGATGTGTTTCTCGATCTGGACGAATTGCGCGACATCATCGCGCGCCCTGCCCGCGAGCATTTCGCCACGGCTGCTGAGTGAGGGCGGGAATATGAACAAACAGATTCCCATGCTTTTCAGCCCCGCCATGATCGAGGCGCTGCTATCCGGCACCAAAACCGAAACGCGTCGGATATTCAAGGCTGCGCCAAATGGGACCAGTGAATTCTGGCGTAGCGATGATGAAAATGGGTTTTGGAATTGCACGCTTGAGGGTGGTAAATATCACCCACATCATTTTGGCACCCGCACACAAGCCGGTGATCTTATTTGGGTGCGCGAAAATTGGCGGGTCGGCGCGTGGCACTACAACAACTCAGAAATCGCAATCGATTACTGCGACGGACCGCGCAAAGAATGGCTGCACGTCGATGATCCAGACTTGCTGCACCGCCTAATTGATCAATCGCGCGCGGATGCTGCAAAAACAGATACAAAGCTGCATGATGGATATTTCGAATATTCATGGCCCGCCGGACAAGGGCCAACGCGCTGGCGCCCATCAATCCACATGCCGAAATTTGCAAGCCGCCTAACTCTACGCGTCATATCCTACAGCATAGAGCGCCTGCACGACATCACAGAACAGGGGGCTATCGACGAAGGGTCACGGCCATTCTTCGACGACAAAGACCCAATAAGCATGCCCTATCCAAATGGTAGCAGTCTAAAAATGAGCCCATTGAAAGGGCCAAGGGAAGCTTACGCAGTCCTTTGGGACAAAATTAACGGCTCCGGCGCTTGGGATAAAAACCCGTGGGTCAGCGCGACCAAGTTCGAAGTGATCCATCAAAATGTTTGGGACGTCGAAAATCTTGAGGCCACATCATGAACACGCAAGCCCCAATTCTGCGCCCCATCCGCCTGCACATGAAAAACGAAGTGATGATGGAAAACACGGCATTCATCGGCCCCAAGTCTGAATGGTGGCCCAAACAGATCGACGAGGGCGGCACGCCTGAATATCGCCGCGAACTGTACCGCCAAACACTCATGGCCCCGCGAAAATGGAAAGACCGCCAAAAAATCCGCCGCCTCTTGCGCGGCAAAGACATCGCCAGCGCCTGCCCCCTCGATCAAGCAAGCTTCGTCGACGTCCTACTCGAAATCGCCAACGGAACGGAGTGATAATATGAGCAATTCACTTTCAGAACTGAACACACATCTTTTTGCGCAAATTGACCGTCTTGCCATTGATGGCTTAACCCCAGAGCAGATCGAAACCGAAGTCAAACGCGCCAGCGCAATTGTATCTGTATCGGACACGATTATCGACAACGCCAAAACGCAACTTGTCGCAGCCAA